GTCATCTTCGGAGCCTGGGGGCGCACGCCCGGCGGGCAGGTCTACTGGACGAACTACAATGGGTGGGTGTTCGTCGTTCTCATGTTCTTGTTGGGGTGGCGCGTCTTCGGGTTTGTCATTCAGGGATAGGGTTTTACCAACGACATAAAAATACCCCCGGTGTTCAGAACACCGGGGGGAAGTTCGCATTGGGGTATATCAGTCGGTTGATAACCGCTCCAGATATTGAAGGAAGCCGCCGTGGTCAGCAAGTCTCACGCGAACTACATGCGAAACCGGGATTGGTATCTGGCCCGCGAGGCATCGCCCGAGGGCGTGAAGAAACGCGTGGAGCGGGATCAGGCCCGCACCAAGGAGATCAAGGCGGGGAAGATATCCCCGCACTCGAAATTAACGGTGGACCACGTGAAGCCCCTGTCCAAGGGTGGCGGGAACGCGATGAGCAATCTCAAGCTCACGAGCGGCAAGGCGAACCGTTCAAAATTCAATCATTAGGCGTTTACGACGGTAGTTATTCCGCCGCGACAGGCAGTTCGATGACCCATCCAGGCAAACCGATGGCGATCATGCTACGCACGTTGCCGTTGGCGTTAACGCAGCTACGCCTGCCCATTTCCACGACGGTGCCTTCCTCGATCATGGCCGGACGCCGGGGAGACAGGCTGTCACGCCCCATCGCGTTCGCGGTGGCGATCTCCATCATGGCCATGGGGTGACCATAGTCCATGAGCGTTAGCAGTATTATGGTTTTACCAAGTGTCGTGCTAATTCCGCGTGCCGCTTCATGGGATGTATCCGGGTCGGTGTACCGGGCCAACCCCTCGGCATCCTCGCCACGCGTCCTGGCCAGGATGGCCCTGGCCCGCCGCATACGGTCTTCACTCTCAGCACTCATGTCGATCACTCCTTGGTTGGTTACTTCGTCGCGTCCGCCGGGGACTTACGCAGCATGGCCGCGACCTCGTCGTCGCTGATCGGGTTGGCTATGTCGGCCAGCCTTCCGGTCAACGGGATGTCCAGCACATGGCCCGTTCCGCCACCGAAACCAGTGCCGCCACCCAATGTCTTACGATAATCCTTCGCGCCCATCTTCTCCACCAGTTGTTTGATGATGACGGTGGCCGGAAGGCCGCGCGAGTGCAGCCACTCGTTGAACGACGCCCGGTTCACCCGCAGCACCTTCGCCTGCACGGCGATCTGCAGGCGCACCACGTTGCCCCTCGGCACGCCCAGCAACCCAACCTTGCCCGCGCCAGTCCCGGCGAAGTTGTCGGTGCGCAGCCGGTAGTCGGCCATGGCGTAGACGTAGTTGTTGACGATCTCCTCCACGTCCAGCCCGCCCGACGCCGACACCATGGTGCGGCTGGATCGCGCCTCGCGCTGCGCCAGGAACGCCCTCTTGAGCACGTCGTGGATGCCCGCCAGATCGAAGTTGAACAGGTTCAGCTTGCGCGCGATGGACGCGCCCACCAGCACGCAGGTCATGGCGGTCACGCTGAACCGCTCGTCACGTTGCATGTTCAATCCGACGCTGAGCGACTTCATGACCGAAGCCAGCTTGGACTGCACCTCGGGCAGGTGCGTCGCCAGATACTGCAGGTAGACCCGACCGGCGTGTCCGTAGTTGTTCTCGCACAGCTTGATGGCCTGACCGGCGAGCGGATCGAACGCCACCGGGACCTTCGCCATCTCGACCTCCAGCAGCCGGGCCAGACCCGAGTCGGTGCCGTCGTCACGCGCGAGCAGGTAGTCCTGGCACGGGCGATTGCTCGTGAACACCAGCATGGTCTCCCACTCGCCCACCTCGCGCAACGTGGTATCGGATTGCAAACGAGCGCGCTCCTTACCCTGCGGGATGGTGAAGACCATGTTCACGAACGCTTCCTGATACTCCTTGCTCACGCGTAGCTCATCCCAATAGCGTATCAATATGCGCGGCTCGCTGAGCGAGCGCATCACCGCGTTGGGCGTGTCCTGCATCGACTGCATCGCCTTGGCGTCGCCCCACACCGACTGGCCCACCTTGATCGCGGTGCTCTTGCCGATGCCGCTCTCGGTCGACCAGAAGCTCATGGTCATGCCGCGTATGTCACCCGACAGGGATATGAGCGGGGCGCCGAACGACGTGCCGATGACGGTCTGCAGATCGGCGCGGCCGTTCTCGAACAGCGCCGCCGCCTTGCGCCAGTTGTCCATGGTCCCGGCGGGCCGGTACATGGCGGCGATCTTGGGGTCGCCACCCGGTACGCGGTCGATACTACCGTCGGCCTTGTAGAGCGTGCCCGCGATGGCCACGCCGATCCGCTCGCCCTTCACGCCGATGTTCCACCCGAAGGGACGCACCACTTCGTTCTTGGTGGTCTGTTGCAGCCGCAGCTGCGATATCCACGCCATTACGAAGTCTCCCGCGTGCGCGACACTGTGCCGCGTGACCGCCACGCCCTGCTTCGAGAAGTAACCCACCTGGATCTGCGAGGTCATGTCGGCTTCGTTGGCGCCGACCGAGTAGTCCCGTCCCGCCAGCTTGTAGGTGAAGCTCAGCCGGTGTCCGCCCGTGCCGAGTTCGTCCAGCCGAGGGTGCGCCACGTCGCCCAAAAATAACGGCACCCACTCGGCGTCCTCGCCCTTGCCGTCCATGCGTTGGATGGCCGGTTCGCCCGCTATCACCGTCCGTCTGTACTTATACGGCAGGTCGGTCACGTCCACGCCCAGCGACAGAGGCGATGTGACCTTGCCGTTGAACGGGCAGTTACCGCACACGCCGGGGCGGTTCTTGTCGTAATGATTACAGGTGGGCGCGCCGAGGATCTTGCTGTCCGTCTCCTTCTCGGCCCGCGCGTAAGCCTCGTCGACCTTCCCGGCATCGTAACGAGGGTCGCCCTGGCTGATGGGGTGGATGAAGTCCTTGCCGTCTTTGGTGTGCACGGCGGTCGAGACGTGGCCCAGATACCAGATCGGATAGGGGTCACCGTTGCCCCCCACGGCCAGGGACTGCTTGATCTGCTCGCATCTCTTGGCGATCTCGGCGAACAGGAACCGGCTCTCGACACGAGCCGACTGGTTCAGCCCCGGCCCACCCGGCGGGATGTGGGAGGGGCGTGGGCCGATGGACGTGACGGTGGCGCCGCCATGCGTGCCGGTGGCGCGCGCCTTCTGCGCCCCCACCCAGGGCGTCAGCTTGGTCAGGATATCCTGGTTGGCGTAGTCACCCTGGGAGAGCTTCGGGAACCCCTCGACCGGGACGGGGATACCCGACTTGAAGTTGTACGTTCCAGGCGGGCGCATGATGCGCGCGCCGTCCACCGTGGGCGCCGTGTCGCCCACCCAGCCATGCGCGATCATCGCCTCGCGCAGCGCGAACGCCATGGGTTGCCACGCGTCGAGGCCGATGGCGTCTTCCAGCACCCAGTACCAGTGGAACCCGTAGCCGCTGTTCACCCACACGCTGGGCATCGGCATGTCGGTGGCCTTGGTGAAAGCCTTGAGCCACTCAACGGCTTTACTACGGTCGTGAAAAACCTTGGTGGGATCTTTGTTGTCGCCGTCGCGCTTGACGTCGGCGTCCATGACCAGCGTGCGTATCAGATGGACGTTGGTCTGTTCGCGCTTGGCCCGCACCGTGGGCTCGCCCTTCTGGGACGTGCCGATCTCGGCCATGTTGTAGGCGGCGACGGCGAAGTAGGCGTCGGCTTTGACCTTCACCGCCCAGCGTAACCAACTCGCCGCCTGGGGTATGCTCGACGGAGGGAAGCTCCGTACCGTCCAGCCCCGCCCCTCGCCCTTCCATGTGATCGTCAGATAATTCCCCTGACCGGGAACCACGCGCGTTAAAAAGCCTTCTGTATCCGCTGCCGTTCTCATTGTTGACCCCCGAATAAACAGGGGGCGCGGTGCCAGCCGCGCCCCCCAGGAAGGTCGGCCTCAGTTATCGCTGAGCAGGGAACTGATCTCGTCCTCCAGCGAGGCGGGAGCACCCTGGATGACGACGGTGGGCGACGGCGTTGTCGGCGCCGTGAACCCCGTCGCCTTGCGCGGCGCCGCGGTCGCCGCTGCCGGTGGCGCTGGCGGGGGCGGCGGGGTAGGCGTCGGCATGGGCATGGGCGCCGGTTGTGGTTTGGGCTCCTCCGGTTGGTCCGGAGCGACCTGCGCCGCCGGGGACTGACGCACGATCTGAAGGTGCGCCGGACGCGCCCCCAGCGCCGCCGGTTCGGACGTCACCTCCACCGTCGCGTCCTCCAGCATGCGTTGCACGATGTCGGAACGACCATGCTCGATGACGGTCGAGTAGTCCTCGGCGCTCTCGATCCAGCCGATGCTGTTGAACGTCAGTTCCTGGTGCGTCACCTGCGGATTGAAGCCGATGCGGGTGACCACCTGGGAAATGTCGGCGCCCAGGCGTTCCAGATGACGTGTGTAACGGTCGAGATTAGCAAGCGACGTCGGCGGGATGTCCAGCAGCATGGGTCCGCCAAAGGTATCGTTATGCACATCGCCGCTTGGCACCATGGCGATGCGGCGACCGTCGCGGCACGCCTTCGCCTTGCGTCCGTTCTCGGTCGTGGCCGAGCCCCAGATGTTCTGCGGGCACGTCGCGCACATGGTGTTTTGCACCAGCGCCGACGCCGGATCGGGTGATACCCCGTTCACGCTGAAGCAATCAGGAGCTTTCGCTTCACCGCTGGCGAAGCCCGACTGATACCACTTCTTGCTGATCGCCGTGGCGATACCCACGACCACCATGTCGACGTATTGCACGGGCGTTTCCGGCAGCGGCCTGCCGTTGTGGTCGGTGCCAGCCGACATCGCGATCAGGGTTTCGTCACCCCGATAACGCACGCGCCAGTTCTTGCCACGAATTTTCAGAACCGCGAACGACGCCTGCAGATTGGCGCGCGCCGCCTGATTGAGCTTGAGCCCGGCGGCGCCCATCAAATGACGTGGCGCGGCACCGAGGGTAACCAACTGATTGTCCATGGGTATCACTCCCTGTCTGTGGATAAAGTTTTAGTATCGGTGGCGCGTCTCACGTTGACTACCACCTCCGATGAAGTTTCAACACCCGGCACGACGTCTTTCGTCGTAGCGGTTAGCTCCTGTAACGCGAGTTTGGAGATCCGCGCCTCCAACAGATCCCATGCCTGATGTTCACGTATGTACCCCAACGCCGCCGCCCAGTCCGTGACCTTGGCCGACGTGCGCACGGCCTGATAAGCGGTGCCGTGCGGTGACTTCATCGACTTCAGCCCCGACTGGTTCATCGCCTCCAACATATATGCTTCCAGTCTGTCGAGCGTGTCGGTGTAGGGCTTCATCGCCTCCTTGTGCTGGTCCTCCAGCACCTTCTTTTTGTCACGAATTTTAACGTATTTTTCTATCATGTTGTCCATCGTCATGCGTGGACGTTCGGCTGCCTCGCTCATGTTTCACTCCTACCGAATACATGCCGCAGATTTCGTTGAAGCTCCTTGTCACCCCGCGCGCCATCGCCCGGCGTGCTGCTCGTGAAGACCACGCCGGTCACGCCGGGCTTGGTCAGTCTGAGATGCTGGCCGTTGGTCTTGGTGACCACGTAACCCTTCTTCTCAAGTTCACGTATCCTCTTTTGAGTACTCACTCCTTCACTCCCGTCGTAAACCCCATTTTCGTTTCGCGGGGGGTGGTCCGCGAACCTACATTACATTCAGAACGCCTTCTTCTGTTGATGGAACAACTCCAGCAAACAGTTCTGCATGCGCTGTTTGAAGCGCAGCTTGGTATACGTCGCCTGTTCGACGGGGGTGCCCACCATGTGGACGATCAGCGTCTTATGGAGTTGACCCGGTCGATTGATACGCGCGTTTTCTC